ATGTTCGTTGAACTGGTTTATGACAAGCGTAATGTTGAAGGGTTGGCGGGGGCCAGAGAGATCATCCTGGCTGAGTTGACGAAGCGAGTGCACCAGATTTTCCCTGATGCCGAAGTGAAGGTGAAACCGATGCAGGCGAACGCCTTGAATAGCGATGCCAGCAAAAGCGATAGGGAAAAGCTGAACCGCATGCTGGAGGATATGTTTGAAGAGGCCGATATGTGGCTGGTGTCTGAGTTCCCGACAGTTCGCCAGGTTGGGCTCTAAAGTTGTGCTGGCTGCCAGCATTAATCTTTACCGGCGGCCTGCATCATGTCTAAGCCCTGCCTACAGGGAATTTTCGGTATAGTGTTGACACTCCTACATCGTAAATTATTGCCACGCGCTGACGCGTTTCCCCTGCAGCAATTAATCTCCCTGCCTGCGCCCACTGCTCATCCGTTAGTTTTGGTCTACGGCCACCAATGCGACCTTCCGCGCGCGCAGCTTCTAAACCTGCACGGGTGCGTTCGACAATAAGCTCCCTTTCCATTTCAGCCAGTGCGCCCATTACATGAAAGAAGAACCGCCCCATAGGCATGCTGGTATCTATGCTGTCAGTCAGACTACGGAAATTAATACCGCGTTGGCGGAGTTCTTCCTTCCGATAAATCCCATTGTTACTTCATACTTCAATAACATTGGCCGTATTTTTCACACTCAAGCGTACTCCTTGCTTTAATTATTATTTAAGTAATGATATGATTTAATTGCTTTTTATAATCATATAAAACGGAACTTGTAATGAGAAATATTTCTGCTGACCTGCTAAGAATAATATGCTGCATGTTTGTTATCGGTATACACTCAACCCCCAATTATGCGTTAATGGTTGAAACAAACCAGCCCACATATATAATCTTGCAATCGATGATACTCAAAGCAATTGTTGCTATCGGATTGCCTGTATTTTTCATATTAAGCGGTTGGTTTTTATTGAACAAAAAAAACAATAATTTAACCAGTGAATATAGAAAAAGATTTGTTACTTTACTTGTACCTTTTTTAATTTATGCCTTTATAAATTATTACTACTTCCATACGGAAAGCTTTGATAAAGAAGGGGTTAGAGGTTTTTTTAAATTGCTATTTGAATCTCAAATAGCAATTGCAACACATCTTTGGTTTGTTTATGTTCTTCTTGGCATATACCTAGTATTGCCAGCATTAAGAATAGTAACTGACGCGATACCTAAAAACAAATCAATACATGCAATTATTTTCATTGCTTTTATTTGCTCATGGCCACTATATGAATATCAAATACCTAAAATATTCAGCGGGTATAAATCTATCATTCCACTCCCAAGAATTGATGTCTGGGTAGGTTATTTTATTATCGGTGGGCTATTAGCACGCGTTAAAATCCGAAAAGAAATAGCATTAAAGCTTTTTGGATTATCCCTCATAATACAAATTCTGGCCACATGGCTTAGTGTAAACAAATACGGACTTGATCCAAGACCATTTGATACGGGTTTAAGTATGTTTTTTGTTTCGTGCATGCTTACAATAGTAATAACAGGGATTGAATTCAGTAATAACTCGTTATCAGCGAAAGTAATTACTTGGATTGCGCCATTCACCTATGGCATTTATCTAATGCATATGATACTCCTAGTTATTATATCCAAGTATTTTTCTATTGATACTGTTGTTGATCTTGTTGCTGTTAAGACACTAATTTTCATGCCAGCAATTTTCTTTTCATCACTAATTATAGTTTACATTATAGATAAATTAATAGTTAACAAAATTATATCTCTACTAAATTAAACAACCCACTCATAGTAAAATAAAAATATAAATAGCGCCACATCGGCGCTATTTATTAAAAAACGAAACTGGCAGTAATGCCCCTCTATATCGATGGTATTTCTGGCCATTCGGGAGTTAATAAATCCATACGCATCAACTGCACTCTATAACTTCTCCATTGTTCTAATTCTATTGTTTCTTTTTTGGTGGCGATACCTAAATCAACAGCATCCTGTCTCCAGTTTATTTCAGATTCTGCACGCTGCCTTAAATATAACTTTTCAGATTCAGCTTCCTCGATTATTTTTCCTTTAGTTAATCTCATTTTTACAATTATCAGAGCTTCATTTCTTGTTATTAAAACAAGCTCATCTTTGATGAAAGAGTCCTGTGTACCATAAGCATCATAAGCGTATATAATATTATCTTTGTCTTTGTCTTTGTAATACTTCATCATCATTCTCATTTTTATCTCAACTCCGTCCAGGCCTGCAAAACAGTTGAAACACCGGCAGCGTCCACACGGTAAGTGGCGCCATGGGGAACAATGAAAAATGCTGTTGCTATAGATGTCTGGGAAGCGGTTGCCCCACCCCCACCAAACTCTTTACCATCAACATAGGCATATAAATTTGCTGAAGTACCGCCAGTAATTCGGACATAAACCGCAATCGGAAAGCCTGTTGAATTGGTATAAGTGACACCTACCCCACGCGAGCCTCTTAAATCCTGTAGTGTCTGCCCTTTACCGAGGGAGGGATAAGTTTGTATTGCAGTGGTTACAGCGGCCTGTGGCATGACCAAAGAATTTGATCCCCCCATAGAATTAACAAGCTGAACAAGACCGGCTATTGCTGTTGTTGCTCCTTCTGCGGTGTACTTTGTTTTAGCCAGATTGAAGGCGTTCATTGCAGCGTCATAAGCTATTTTTACCGCCCCTGAAGTGGCAGCTAATGTATCGTCATCATTCGTTACGCCTCCATTAAGGCGCACCAGTCCTTTCTGCGATGTTGTGGCATCTACTAAACCAAGGTATGTGAGAATGTCTGCAATAGTATTTTTCCCGATAATGTCACGGCCTACAGAAGTTAAATCAGTCTGTGCTGCTGTATCATTTCCAGTGAAATACGGGAGTTTATTTGCACCGGTTGCGAGCCCAGCCAATGCCGTCAGCGTGGCATCAAGCGCCTGGAAATCCTTCCCAAAAGCGGTCCCCATTTTGGAGATAAAGCCGTTCAGGTCACCATCATCAAGCACGTCCTGCCCACTTTTGTTGGCTGTATACTGTGCCAGTGCTGCCGCAATAAAGCTGGCCTGTCGAATGGCTTTGTTTACCTGCGCACTGGATGCTTTTCCTGCCATGAAACCAGAGAGTAGAGCCGGAAGCGCTTCCCAGTCAGCCTGGGCCGTCACGTTAGCATTTGCCGCTGTCGCAAACGGTTTAAAGTTGTTTGTTGCCATTAGAGTATTGTCCCCCATGCTCCAACATCGAACCCACCGATGTATTCGTTATCCATATCAAACCCAAAGAATTTAGAGCCCTCGGATGGTGCTTCTACCGAAGGCGTTTCAACATCACCGGCCCATACGCCGGCGGCTTTAACGGTGAGATAGCCCTGTTTGATAGCGGCAATCAGTTCAAGAGACACATTAGAAATATCAGTCTCGGGGAATACCCAGACCGATATCGTCATGTCCTGGTTGTCTACAATTTGCATCCTCAGGCCTGAGCCTGCAGTCGCAGCGTCAAGGATGGGAGGCAGAGAATCGTTCCGGCCGTCCCAGTTGTTGATAGCGATTTTCGCTTTCAGAATGATGCGGTACGTCTCATCACTCAGCGTCGTATAGCCAGAATCAGGATCATATGGCCCCTGCCAGATGCCCTGGTCATATCCAAGCCCGTCAGTGTCCCAGCTGAAATAAACGCCGCTAATTGGCTGGCTGACTATGCGACTGCGTCCGATCCACAGACCGAGAATATCGAGCTGTACACCGACGGCTGTATCGACATCAAAAGCGCTCACCAGTCCCCTGGTGGCCGCAGTGATATCAATCAATGGACGTGTGCTCAGGTCTACGTGATCAAAGAACCTGGGCTTAGTAGCGTGATAGTTGGTGATTAAGTCCGTGTACTTGCTCATGACGTCACCGTTAGAACAATGTTTTCAGGCTTACAGGATGCTGACTCGTTATATGCAATGTTGATATTTGCCGCCGCTACAGTTCCGGCTGATTTGCCAATTAGCAGTTCCTGAATGTCGTAATAACGAGCACTGCCACCACTGACCACGCCCAGGTTAGCCGGGGAGTAAATGCGGCTCAGCAGAACAGAATCACCGATCGTCAGCCCGTTGATGTAATCCGCGACGGCCTGTTGAATCTGCACACCGACTTGCGACGTGTAACCGGCAAAAGCTTTCAACGTGATATGTCCGTAAATTGGGACATCAGTAGAACGCGAAAAGCTGATTACGTGAGGATTGCCGTAAATGTCCGGTACCGTGACAGAGGTCGTCCCGTAAGTCGCAGTTCCCTGCCCCTTATTCCCCCGGATTGTCTGGGCAATTTCTGTCACATCGCCACCGTCAACAATCGCGGAAATAGAGTGCGGGGGCAGCCCGTTACTATCAGTTGCACCAGTGTCGTTCTCGTAGAGTTTGTGACGTGTCACGCCAGCTACGTTGGCGATCGCACCGTCAACACCCTCAAACGGTGTGATGGACGGCAGCGCGACGCTCTGCCCCTGCCTGATGCGCAGCTCTGCGTCGGTTTCTGCCGGTGCACCTACTGTGGCCGCTGCTGGGTTTGTTACCGATGTCCAGCCACGAGTCGGCGAATTAATGGTGGTGATGGTCCCGGTCAGCGCGGCTACCGCTCCACTGTTTGAACAGGTTGCAGTTACCGTCACAGTGCCACCAACACCGATCGTCACCGAGACAGGAAGACGCCAGATCACATTATTAGTGTCCTTCACGGTGCCGTTAGTGATGGTTGTCCCTGCGGTACCGGTTAAAACCAGATCCACGGTAGAGTTCGTCGCCCCTTTGCGCGCGATGCCGTTAATTTTCACGTTACTGGTCAGCGCTGCACCGTACCCGGTAGCAGGTGAAAAGCAGTTATAGACAGAAATAGCTGTGTTATTGGCATCGTGAATAGCCAGCGCCACCAGCGCCACCATCTGGCCGTCTTTGCTGTCCGGCTCCAGATAAGCGTCACTACCATAAATCTGCTGGAAATAGCTCGTCAGGGTATCGAGTATCGTCTGGTAATCAGGCGCACTGATCCCCTCAGCGGTTACCGTTGCCGATAAGCCGAGTGTGTCCAAATTGAGGGCCATTTATGCCTCGCTGGTTACTGTCGTTGTTCCGTAGAAAGTGTCGATTTCAGCGAAGAACTGGACGCGGCGCGTCGTTGTGTTCACTGTCGTATTGAAAGAGAGAATGGATTTAACGCCCCGTGTTTCGAGGATGCGCTTACGGATCGCCAGGTTGTAGGTTTCGGGTTTCTGTTTACCGAGCACAGACTGAATCCACGGTGTTCCCTCTGTGGTATCGAGAAACCATTGCCCATACCATAATGCGAACCGCGTTTTCACAGCCTGCGCCACGGCTTCAGGCGAGTTAATCAGCCAGGTGTCATCGCCGCTGCCAAAGGTGTAATCACCATCGGCACCTTCACGTCTGTATCGCATTAATTCACCTCATCCGTATCATCGTTGCCACGCTGTACCCCTCCGTGGGTGTGCGTATTATCGATGGATTTACCGTTAGCTTTGACGGTGCCGATAAACTCGACTGCGCCAGTAATTTTGGATGCGACGCCTGAGACAACAGAACCCACCATGCCGCCCAACCAGGACAGGAGCCCGTGAATAGTGACTTTCTCCGAGAAGTCGGCCAGAGGGGTAACCACCTCCACGCCCCCCGGCGCCACAATTTTAATTTTCTGCGTATCCGGATTAAGGTCAATGTACGTACTTCCATCAACACTTCGAAGCTGCGCCGACGTGGTGCTGACATTCTTAATTTTGTTGGGCTGAGATATTTGGCCCACTGAGCAGGTGGCGTCGGACAGGTCATGTATGCGGTCGTCGACAGGTTCCTGCACTCCGCCGTTTTGCCAGAAGAAATCAATACAGCGGTCCTGAAACTTAAGTTCGCACTCATCGCCGGCTTTTACTGGCAGCGTTAAAGTGACGCCACCAGCGGTAGGGAACACCACAGGCACATCCACCAGCAGCGGATAAGGTCTGGTAACCCGGTTCCCGTCGTTATCAATTTCAATGTAACGGATAGCAGGCTGCACAGTCGCCGTCACCGCATCAGGATCGAATGACTGAATAATGCCAGGCAAAGCGACGCGGATCTGGTTTTTAGTGGCTTCCCGCTCAGATTTGAATGTTTCGGCAAGGTCGCCGCTGCGGGTCTGGTCAGATACTGCCATTTTGTAGGCTCCAGAAAGCAAAAAACCCGCCGGATGGCGGGTTGCTAATTATTGGAAATGATATTAAACGACAGAGGACTTTACTGAATTTACACAACTGACTAAATTTCTGGATTCAGATATTACTATTTCGGCAGATTTTTGTGTTACGGATTTATTTAATTCATAATCTGCATCGCAACGATATTTATGATACATCTTAAGTTTTACACCTAACTTACGCACTTCCATCTGTTTCTCTGGAGAAATCAACTCTGCACATTCGGTCATATACTGAGCAAGTCGAGAATGAGAGCCACCTTTCAACACTCCATTTAAAGGATGGTGCTTTGGTACTGGGCCAGTCAATTCTATACATGAATGATACATACCATAGTAAGCTCGACTAACAGCAGTTCTACATCCTATTTCGCTTTTATTTTGCTCAAGATTTTTCTGGGCGACATTTATAAACTCAATGGAATCTATAGACATTTCAATCCCCTGGAGTAAAAAGAACTATTGATTTTGCGTTGTAAAGCCCATGCTCTACTATTTTTGTAGCAAGCTCGTCATTCAACTTAACTATAAAATCAGCGGAGGTATTAAATACATCATAGTTAAAAGACAGCATACCGTCAGGCGCTACATACTGACCAGAATTTTTGGCTTTTAGGTTATGACTTATCATTATTTCCATCGCAATATTAGCCATTCTGGACAAACTATTTCGCTCGTCATCGGGAAATCTATCCAATGTATTATAGATAGTTTCCGCATTCATATAATCACCTTCTTGCTTTTCTGTTAATTCTACAGAATCGAGGCTTTTGAACAGATTTCTCACACGAGACATCTCGCTATAATCGGCCCAAAAGGATGAGACTATAAAATCAAAAACCAGTAATGATGGATTACGTATCACGACGCTACGCTTTAGTATATCTCGCTGCAAAGCATGATTACCTTTTTGTCCGACTGCAACTGCATAGTTACCCCATAAAGCACCTTCAGAAGGGTTTATAGAGATCGCTGCCTCGCACAAGTCACAACCTTTGGGCATATCACCGAAAACAATCCAAGCAAGCCCTTGTATTGCCAATGACTCATCCTCAACTGGAATTTTCTTAGCATCACGGATGATACTAAATAGTTCAAATTCGCCGATGAGGTTTTCACCTTTTTCAATCGAAGGCGATAATTTTTCAAAAAGCTGATCTGTTATTAGTTGAGGTGAAGTTGCCGCCATATATTAAATCTCCCTTTCCTTAATGCTAACTTACCTCTTCAACTGCATCAACCTAGCCTGACTTTCATCACTCATCCGCACAATTTTTCAATCTGAAACTTTCTTGCACGGGAAAGATCCGATAACTTTCGGCGCGTCCATGCTGTTCTGGAGCAGTTGGACATTCAGGAAACGCGTTTCGCTGCCCGGACGATGGATATATTCGAATCCATAATTATTTCCATCTTTGGCAGGCATCAGTCCCATTTGGATCTGCATGCCAGTACCGTCTTTACCCAACATTTTAACTTTTTGGGACGTTACTGTTTCGCCATTGATTTTAAATAATGAGTCAGGGATCGCGTCCATACGAAAGTTACCACATTGCATCGTTATGGTGTTTGCACTTACGCCAACAGACGCTAACGCCAGCAATGAAAAAATCCATCGTTTCATTTCTATAGTCCCCTCTGCAATGCGGTGCTCGATGGCATATCCTGCGCGCCACGCGCTTCGCACATCATATCCATGTACCACGCCTGGCCCCTTGTATCGCCAGTGTACATAATCCCGCGCACAATATAAACGCCATCCGTTGCAATGCTGGCAGGCTGCGCCGTGGTGCCGCTGAGCGTGATATTTCCGTCCGTGTTCTGGTCGGTGATCTGCCCACCAGCCATAGCGATATCGTTGTTCGACAGCGCGGTGCGGTACACGGAAGCCTGATTCAGTTGAATAAGCCCGTTAACCCGGATGTTCGGATTAATCAGCGCGCGGACGTTTACGCCGTTGCCAATGGTCTGCTGCGGCATGCCGATAAGTCCGGTGGCGCTGTTGAGCACAATCGCGTCGTGAATATATTCGTTATTCGCCACCATCTGGCGCTGACCGTCCACGAACTGCCATGTGGCGCCACATTGTCCGGCCACGTAATCCATAAGATGCCGGGTCATGCCGAACAGCACCCTGCCTCGAGGGAATACAGTCGGAGGCATTTCAGGCGTCAGGCCTTCGGTTGCGCCTTTGACCTCAAAGTCTTTCATCAGCGCACGGTTCACATCTGCGACCGTGTAACCGGCTGCCAGAGTCTGCGAGGTTATGCTGGTGGCAAAAGCCAGATCCGTATCGGCTGCCTGAATCAGGACGTAGGTATCAATGGGGCTGTCTTTTCCTGTGACCGAGTAGCGAATTTCGCCGCTGAAAATCAACCCGTAGTTGCGACCGTCAATCTGGCCCACATCCGCCGCATCGACTTCCCGCACGGTCCCGACGTCGCTGGCCGATACCTCTGGCGCGATACCGTCGTAACCGGCAATCAGCCGCACTTTCGAAAACTCCTGCCCGGTGATGCGGTTCACCGTATCAGCTGACAGGTTGTAGATTTTGAACGTTCCCACGCGTGACGCGCTGCTGATGTTGAACCAGTCGATCGTAAAGGTCACTTTAAAATCACTGAGCTCAATACCCTGCCCGTTCTCGTCCACAAGCTGCAGCTCGAAATGTCTCATCCAATTCTGTGACATGCTTACTCCGTTGATACCAGTAAATGACTGCTGCCGCCCAGGTCGGTTTTCGTCGGATAATCTTGTGTGCTGTCGTCACAGACCACCACCAGCTTAAAGCCGAGCCCCATATAGCCGTACTGCGCCAGCAGGTCAGCACCCGTGACGAGAGGAATACCGGAGATTACCGGCTCCCCTCTGTCGTTCTGCAGGTCCATAATCCAGTACAGATCGCGCCAGATAATGTTAATCCGCCACGTCGTCCCCGCCAGGATGATGCTGAATTGCTGGTTATCCGCTGTCAGCGGGATTTCCTGAATTGCCATTAGCCGAGCCCCAGTAATGACGCCGCGTTACCCGATATGCTTTGCAGCAGCGAGGTATTTGGCGGCTTAGTAGTTTTGGTGCCAGTATTGAGTACCGCCGACGTGCTGGCGCCGTCCTTCATGTTGGTTTTATCCGCAACGGTGATTTGCTGCGTCTGCGAGATAAGAACCTCCCTCAGGGTGAGGACAGCAGACAGGACGTTTTCGGTTGTCTTGTCTGTCGTCACTTCCAGCGCGCGGATCAGCATGTTGCTGTACAGCCGTTTGCCGGTCACCACATCGAAAGGAATACGGCTAGCCTGCAGGTCGAGTATCTCCTGATACGTCTGCTGGGGACTCAGCCCGAGCAGGCTGGTAGCCGTCAGATTACTGGCAAAATCCAGCAACGCTCCGCCACCTGCGAAACCGACCTCCATTACAACTTCAGAAGGTTTTTTGTAGGCATGGTCAGCGATGGCGGCCCCGACCTCGACAGGGTGCTCTGTTATCTCCAGCGTGTCGGTATGCTTCTCAGAAACAACCACGCTGGGGACAATCATTCCTATTTTCCGGCTCTGCTGCTGAAAGAGCGTAGAGAGAATATCCATTAGCCCACCTTCGTTTGATTGCCGCGCATAACCTGGGCGTTTGCCGACTGCTGCCGGCGCTCGACCTCAGTACCGACAGAACGCGGATCACCTCCACCATAGATGTGATAAGTGTTCTTCTGGCTAACCTGAGTACCGCCAATTCCTGCGACGGCAGCCTTCCCGATTAATTCCCTCGAATAGATGTTTCGCCCATTTTCATGATGAATAATGCTGCTCATTAGTGCAGACATGGTTTGTGGATCTTTCATATTCAGGGCAACGCGAGGATCTACCCCCAGCCGCTGAGAAACAGCCTGAATATAGGCAGCGGTATTGTTGTTATCTGATGCGGGAGCCCATGTAGAGATAATTTTCTCTACACTGTTAATTCCTCGTCCGGCATATAACATCAACTGTCGCGAAAGCGCCCGTAAACCGTCAAAGGAGGTTTCGAATCTGGCAAACCGTCCGCCAGGGCTTTCCAGTGAAGCTCCCGCCTGACCTGCAAAATTCAGATTTCCGGGATTATTATTCCGTTCACCACGTTTAACGGCCTGTGCATGCTGTTCTGGTTCATCATCTCCAAACCAGCCGCGCACCGTTCGGCCCACGCTACGAGGATCGAAGCCCCAGTGCTCTTTAATCCAGTCGGCGGTACCGTTGGCGCTGTCGGTCACCATCGGCATTGCTGACGGCTTATCGCTCCCCTGATTAAGCAACTGTTTGCCGATGCTGGCGGCATCAGCCCAGCGACCATCTTTGATGGCGTTAAGCAAGTCGGCGATCATGTTCAACATATTGCTGAACTCGCCCATCTGGTCGATGAAGTTGCTGAAATCCCACTTCAGGGACCATGATTTGGGGTCAATATTGAGCAGCTTCGCCAGCGCTTTCGCCAGGTCGTTAACAGTCGCTTTAAGGTCACGAACCATCTTCAGCGCGGCGTCGACTTCCGGTTTCCATTTCCCCCAGTCAATCAGGCTCTGGCCGCCTTCCTTCCAGGTCTTGTAATCCTCCCACAACAGAGCAATACCCGCCGCCAGCGCGGTAATCAGGCCAATCGGTGACATCCAGAACGTACTGTTCAGAATGCGCAGCGCTATCGTCAGCGCGCCAAACAACGAGATCAGCTCCCGCGTCTGCTTGTCCAGCGATTGCCACCAGGTGATAAGGTCTGATGTTCCTTCGATAAGCCGGAAGAACAGCCGCCCGATAATATCCCCGAGCGCCAGAATGCCTTTTATGGCTTTCGTCAGCGTTTGCTCAATACGCGGGAAGTTATCCAGGATGTGACGGCGCAGGGTATCCAGCGAACCCGCCAGACCACCAGCAAGGTTAGAGCCGATTTTGTCGCGGGCCATGCCAGCCATCGCGCCGAACTCGCGCAGGGAGGTCATGAATTTGTTGGAGCTTCTGGCCGCCTCATCAGCATTGAAACCGATAGCCTTCGCCATCGCGCTGTATTGTCCGGAGAAACCGCCCACACCACGGCGCATCGCCATGAGAGTATTTTCATCAATACCCAGCATCTGCGCATACTGGTTAGCCCGGTAATACGGCATGCTGCTGAGCTTCTGGCCGACACCCGTAAAAATGGCGGCCATATCGCGCATGTTCCCGCTGGCGTCTCTCGTCTGTACGCCAAGACGGTTCAGAAAACCTTCCGCACCGGGATTGTTACGTACAAACCGAGAGAGGCTTTCCAGTGAGCCGCGTGCTGCGTCCACGCTGCCGCCCATCTGAGAAACAGCGTAACCAATCGACTGAATACCCTGAACGGTCGCACCAGTACGTTGTGACGCCCAGTAGAGGTTATCCAGACCGGAGGCAATTTTCGCCGTGTAGGCCACCACAGAAAGCGCTGCCCCCTCGACGGCCAGTCCCGTTTTGATGGCGTTTGCGGTCGTACCTGCAAGGACTGAATCAAATTTAGCCGCACCTGCCTCGTCGATATCGAAGCCGAGCGAGACGAGGAAATCTTTAATAGTCTCAGCGTTCATTATCTTCTCTCCATTTCTCAATACGGCGCTGGTTGTCAGCCTTAACGGCCAGATGGTCATTCATCAGCGCGATATCGCACAGATCGACTGATCCATCCTTCAGCGCGTAATAAGGGATTAACCCGGCATCAACCGGGTCAAGGAGATAAGACAGCCCGTCAGGCAGGCTGTTGAGGGTTAGCCCTGAGGCTGGTCCGGCGTCGCGCTGGTAGGGCTCACGGGCAAAAAATTTCCCAGTGAATCGGCGACCACCCGCGCCACCAGCTGCAGCATGTTCGGCAGGTCGATGTCATCGAACATCAACTGACCGCTGTTAAATACCGGCGTCCATCCGTCCATGTGCTTACGTGAAACCACAGACAGACACGGATGGATAATCGCGTTGGTATCTTCTTCGCTCAGGGAAGACAGTACATCAGCGATGCGCGGTAGCAGGGTTTCAAACACCGGCTTAAGCGCATCAAACTTAGCGCTGTCGATTTTGCCATCAGCAGGCAAAAGGGAGCGAATGCTCCCGAAATCTGCCATCATGCCCGCCAGTACCGGCAGCAGTTTTCGCGTCACTTTCAACTGATCAAACACACTGAGTTTTGCCACGCGATAATCGTGGCCTTTGATTGAGCATTCCATCTGTTAAAACTCTCCGAGTACCTGGTCGATTTTGCCGCAGTCAAACACCCAGGGCATCGTATTGCCGGCCTTAGCGTTGGCGTTATCCGGCTGTTTCTGGAATGCCACGCTGCGCGCCGTGATGATGTCACCGCTCACCTTATTTCGGATCACAATGACGTTGTTTCCCCAGGTACCTGAGGACTGACTCTGTGCGTTGTACGCCAGCGACAGCTTTTTGTTTGTCGGCGAGGTCTTAAGAAGGTTGACGGTTACCGTGCCGCTTTTATCCGCGTGCAGGCTGTGCATCACTTCACCGTCAGCACCGATGGTCATGGTGTTTTTGGGTCCGCCCATTGCAACGGTGATCCCTTCCTCTGAACTGGCAGAACCGTAGCCCAGATCAATCTCTCCGGTCGGGCCAGAGAGGGACGCCGTGACATCCATAAAAGAATAAGTAGCCATTCATGTTCTCCTTAGCGAACGACGTTGATCTGAACATCAGCGAAATGAACCGCACCAGCCAGCTTACAGGCCACCTGAATAACCGGTGCCTTACGTGCTTCACGGTCTGCCTGCGCCTGCTCGGAAATCGGCTGCGCGTAGACGTAATAGCCTTTTGTCAGCGTGTCGCCGGAATCCAGCTGCCCAATCGGGCCACCGTTCCATACGCCAGCAGCCACCAGCCCGTTAGTGACGGACTGATCCATAGACTGTTCAACATTGGAAAGCAGGCGCGTAACGCCAGCATCGGTCTGTGGGACTTTGGTTGTGCTGGTATAGAGCAGGTTATACAGGTTGGTCTGAACGTAGTTCTGCAGCCAGTCGAGCCCGTGGCGTTCGTCGAAGAAATCACCGCTGGACATGACGCCCTGCTGCAGGATTGCCGTATCGTTCTGGTAGTACACAAACACGTTGCAGTTCTTGGCATCCAGCGCCGCCGCCTGATTGGTGGTCAGGGTTTCATAGGTAATCCCCGGCTCCTGCTTGAATTTCAGGGTGATGGTCGTGTTACTGCCATTGAAATTCACCGTGAACGCGCGACCAAATGCAGACAGTGCGGCGTACTTGCTGCTGGTGGAATACTGCACAAACGTGCGAGCGTATTTTGCCGCCTTCAGCTTATAAGCCAGGTCGGTAGTGGAGGTCGCGTTTACCGTCTCAGGCTCTGCAGTGGTAATCGCCAGAATTCGGCTGAGACTGGAGGCCTCGATCGCAGCGGCCACGCTCAGCCAGTCGGCATCATCGATATCTTCATCGTCAGCCACGGCCAGACCGTACCAGTTCGTGTAATTCAGAACGGCGTTCACCGCCTGCAGCAACGTTTCCGCCGAACCGCTTTCAGCCGATACCAGCGTTTTAGCCCAGCGACCGACATACACCTGCTGAGGTTTCGGTGATTGCGAGAAATACACTGTAGCGGCTTCATATTCCGGGCTATCTACGCCGAAATCTGTGCCGATATCTTCCGGGGATGAGTAGAGGCGAATGCGCTCAGAAACCGGGATAACCGTTGATCTCCCGAGAATGAGCAGTGAACCAAAGTTTCGACCAGTAGCCGCACGCGGCCCAATGATCACGTCGACATTCACGACGTTAGATACAGGTAATCCCTGCGGCATAATTTAGTCTCCGAAAAATGAGACGGGCGCATCTTGCAGCGTCCGGACGTTGTAGGTACGAATGTTTTTGCGGGACAGCGTTATGGTGAGGTCGTAGCGCCTCACCCACTGGTTATTAATGAGCTCTGGCAGGTTGTAGATAGTCCCGGCCTCCACCAGCGAAAGTCCCGAGCGATTCAGCTCGGCGTTGTTTTGCTCGACGAATATCCCCGCGCGGAAAGTTGATGCCGTGCTGGCTCCCTGAGGCCCATAGAAGCAGCAAATCACTGTGACCTGCTCCCATATCCATTGCTCGGACTGTTCTTCCGACACCTGAACATCAGACTGGCTTAACGGCTGCGGAACGGTAGTGATACCGAAACCGCACCACGTCACCCCGTTGTTGGGGATCTGCGGCTGCGGGTCGGTCCATCGGGGGAAAACCAGAGAGGCCGGCAGGCCAGAAACACCACGAATCCACCGACTAATTTCTCGCTCCAGCGCCTCGTCATACTGTGGGCTATCCCCGACAGGCGTCAGATACCCGCGCACGGTGCTGTCGTTACTCAACTGGCGTCCCTCCGTTAAAATCCACCAGCTCACAATGTGCCTGGACGAATCCGGCGCCGTAACTGGTGTACGGATCGACGAACGTCACGCGATAGTCGCGTCCGTTATAGGTCACGATATCGGCATCAAGTCGCGGGGTGCTGTCTGTACCGGGCTGGCCCTGAGTTAACCTGAACTGCGTCACGATGAGGATCGCACCGCTGATGTTCTGGCCTGCCTCCATTCGCCTGGCTTCCAGAGAACGATCAACCGTTACCACGCCAGAGAATGGGATATCCTGAGCTGTGTTTTTCGCGAAATTGTCCTCATCCACCGTCTGAACCTGCCGGTGACATACCAGACTGGTGTCCATGAAGTCGGGATCGAGAAGAACATCGCTCACATCGAGAAGAGGCATTATTTTTTCCTCACGACGTAGTTAATTGAGCGCAACAGGTATCCGTGGGCATACAGCGGCTTTTCGCCGGGAATGCCCTCGGCCCTTCTGCGTTCGAGGGTTTTCTCAGAAAGTGGATGCAACCGGCCACCAGCACCGATAACGGCTTTTGCAGCGTCACGAGCAATCTGTCCGGCGCTCTCCAGCTCACGCACTGCTGCTTCAGTCCGCCCCTCCAGCGCGGCGGTTGCCGCTGCTTTGAGGTGCGCAGTTGTTCGGGGTTTTGAATCCTCGATCCCCATATCCAGAAAAGGACGCGGGGGAAGCGTGACCGTTGTACTGTCGATTTCCACCGTTGCGCCCGTCGAGTGGAGGTAGCCCAGTTCCGCGTTATTAATCGGTGAGCCATCCTCACGCCCTGCCTTGTCCTCAGGTATTCCCACCAGCACATCCATTCCGGATAACTGGCGGAGGGATTCCAAAACAGCCACGGCGTTATCAGCACGAACCGTTAACCCGCTTTTCATAGCAGTTGCCTGCCACCAGCGCCGAACATGGACCACCACCAGTAGAACTCGCGTCCGTAAGCGGTACTGTTCCAGTAACCTGCATCCGGATTAATTACCCCGGACACGTCATAGCTCACTGAAACCTTATCCACTGATTTAGAGGACACGACACCTGCCGCACCGTTGCTGTTCACACCACCAGCGGCAGCAGCGGCCAGCGTGCGGCCGCGAAGCTCCGTATAGTGAGCGGTGAATAGTTCGGCAAGGTAAACGAACTGATCGCCCTGTACGTCCTGATTCAGGATTGTGTCTGCCTGCCCCAAATAGAAATTCACTGAGGGATCAGGGTAGCGGGTGGTATCGGCGAACTCGGGAAAGTCGGTGCGGAACTGCTCGTTAGTTGGAAGCCTGCTGTTTTTTGGCATTTTTAGCGTCCCCACCGGTGGTATCGGCTTTGTCCGTGGCATCAGCATTACCGGCAGATGCCGCCTGAGCGGCCGCCAGTTGCGCTTTCAGATCCGTAATTTCATTACCCTGATCGGTGATGGTCTTTTCATGCGCCGCCAGTTGCGCTTTCAGGGTGTTATTTTCTTCTGCCAGGAGAACAAGGCTCGCGGTCAGGTCTTCAGTGCTCTGCTCGTTCGCCAGGTCGGCTTCGTCAATCGGGCGCGCATAGGCTTTAAAGGCCCAGTGGTCCTTAACTTCTTTCGGGAAAGAGGAACTGTCGTGGATGCCCTGAGACAGCTCAAATTTAGAACCGTCGGCAAAGCTGAGAGTTGCGCCACCGGAAACAACGTATTTCATGTTTTTGCTCCATAAAAAAGGCGGGGTTCCCCGCCTGTTTCAGGTTAAGACGCCGGAACGTCCAGGTAAGAGATCGTATTGGAATACGGGGTTTCCACCTGGCCCAGCTTGCCGTAGTAAGTGGTCAACTGCTGCAGGCCGCGATACTCCAGCGGCGTGTTCAGCAGAGGAACCATCGGGAAGCGAACGTATTTTTCGTCCTGGGTGTAAGCAACGATACGATGCGCGCCACCAGCGCCACGCTTGGAAGCCCACTTCATGGAGACGATCTCCAGTGGTGTCCCGTTTTCCTGGAACGCGATGGTATTAATCTTCACGTATTCCAGCACGGAGATATTCCCTGCAGAGGAAACCTTTTTGCTCGCCAGCAAGCCGAACAGCTCCGGAGCCAGACCAATTTTCGCCGGGCAGACCGCATAACCAGAACGAACCCAGCCATCAGACAGCACCAGGTTGATATCCTGAACAATGACATCAGGATCGGTGGTGGCAGTCCACGCTGCAGCTGCAGCAACCGGGGTAACATCCGGCAGGTTCAGCAGACCACGAACGCCCAGTTCGGTATCACCGATGTAAACCTGTTCGTCGGTATCCATTGCCCACTTCAGCTTCATGCCTTCGTATTTCTGGACATCAACAGGACGGCCCAGTTTTTGCGCGGAGGCCAGCTCCAGCACCGTCCATCCGATTTCCTGTCCCCAAGGGGTAAGGTTGTTACGGGTCGGCTGAATATCGAGTTCAATACCAGGAACGGCGGTGGATTTCTTACCAATCCAGTTTTTACCGTTAGGGTTAGGACCACCAACGCCGACGAAATCGGTGTTCGTGAAAGATGACACTTCATCAGCGATAGAAATATCGCTACGCAGTGGCATGTCGCGGGACCACTTAACGGAGGTCAGCGGCATGTTCAGCGTCTGATCCATGCGCTCCAGCTCTCCGACAAGAAACGCGCCGGTGGAGTCGATGGTCGCTCTGTCAACTGTAAACATTAATCATTCCCTCAGATGTTATAAGCGATTTCAATACGGCCGTCGGCTTCACCCGGCCCCATGACCTCTGCATTTGTCAGCTGAGGTGTATTTGATGCGGTGGAGTCCGGAGACAAAACAAAAGAGCCAACCGGGCTTTGAGTGGTGCCACCAGCCACGCGAACGTATACCGGATCGCCTTTCTTCGCGGTCGTCGCGTTACCTGCAGTAGCAGTTACGCAGATGTAACCGCGTTTAAGGTTGTCGCCCACCTGATTAGCGGTCACACCGATGTAAGCCAGGTCAAGCGCAGAGGTGATCGGGAACGGACGGACCAGAATACCTTTCACTTTGCCGATAGTGTCGCCGGACTCCAGAGGAACGAATTTATCGTTCACGTATTTACCAGCCAGTCCGTAGGACGCGAACTGCTTCGAGTGGTCCAGGGTGACCGGCTCAATGGTGAGATCACGAGGACGGGTAACGCCCCCGGCAATGCCCAGGGGCATCCGCGTTAAATATGCAGTACCTGCCATGATGATTTACCTTATTTATTTTTTGCCCAGAAATCGGCGTTGAGCTTGTTCAGTTCTGCCGGGGAAAGGTGCTTTGTGCTGATTGCCCGGTCGGTGGTGCGAGTACCACTATTTAGCGGTGCAAGGTGGTTCTTCGCCTTATGCAGCGCTACAGCGGCAGTAAACACCGCGTCGACCGTAGCCTTTGGCGCTTTGTAGAAATCATCCACGCCAAACGATTTCAGGCTGTCACCGGTGCGCATTGCGTGATTCAGCACCTGACGTTTCAGGTTCTTATCGCCAGCAGGCTGGAAGCCAGGGCAGATAATTTCCGCATCTGCGATCAGGTTGCGCTTAAAGGCTGCGTCACCCGTCACTTTGCGGTTTTCTTCTTCGTCTTCGTCGGTGGTCATGTTGCCTGGGTCCGGATCGCCATCGGTGGTTTTACCCTCCAGCGTTTCCAGACGAACCAGCAACGCTTTCGCCCAGGCAGGAATTTCTTCATCGCCTGTTTTCTCTTTATTCGGATCGCCTTCGTCCGTAGTGGAGCGGTTCGCCTCAGGGAGCGCGGTAGACTGCGCTGGAGCATTCATGTTGATAGTTACACCGGGGATTGAAGCCATGCCATCAGACGGCATATCCGGCGCTTCATCGATGAGTTTTGCCAGTGCATCCTCATCTTTCGTCTTAATGGCCTGAGCCAGTTTTTTAAGCCATGACATTACAGGCTTCTCCTTTGTTGTTGATGGGATGGAATCCCCGATTGCACAGCGGCCACCAGCACGCCCCCGTTCAATGCCGACAGCGAGGTGGTTACCTGTGATTTGGTATTGCTTGCCCTTGCCGGGTGCCAGTTGCTTGTACTGCGCGTCATAGCCGCAACTGACATCGGTCAGGCCAGAATTCACCGCGTCGATTGCTTCCTGCCGTTTAATCAGCACGTCAGCAATGAGCAGATCCGATTTATCGCCGGTGCCGCGTCGGACGTTCTGAATATGTCCGTGCGCCAGCTCAGCAAAGTTAGATGGGTTAACGAATACGATGTTGCCCAGACTATCCTCTGGATGCCCCAGCGTGACGGCCACGCCCTCAAAGCTCGCCATCGTTTCCGGGGAAAACACCTCATCTTCCGTTCGCCAGACCGTCACTGTGCCGCTGGCGTCAGGCTCGAGGTCGATTTCTTCGGGTAAGTAGACCTGCGTTCCTGTACGTGCGATCGGTACGTCTTTACACAGCAGTGAGCCATCCGCCTGCAGATAACGCGTTTCGCCCAGGCGTGTAGTGAAGAAATATTTCATGGGTTACCTGCTCGATTACGGGCAACAAAAAGGCCGCTCAGTGGCGACCTTGTGAGATGGGAAAAATGTTCAAAATAACGGGCTATTTAACATAAGAGTTCTTACCCGCACCGACGAAAATGGACTCAATTAAAATGTCCCCTTAAAGCCGTAAAAATCGCGATTAACTTAGCTAAAAACCGATCTTTTCGAATACAACATTTTCATAACATTTCGCAGGTATTGCAGTTCGCATGAAATGAATGCTCAAAGCCGTATTTTTCATTTTCTCGGTTCAGGAATTTGCACTTCAGGCCAGCATTTGCAGTTCGGCAAACATCCGGCGTGTCCGGTCATACCGTCCAGCGTCGGCGGGTTATCCCAGCGCACAAATTTATCTTTCATCTTTCGGTGAGAATCACGCGTTCCGGCCCCTTCGATGCGCCACCAGTAGCCCTCAGAGCCAACCGAAAGGGCTCTGGCCTGCGTCAACGCGCCGGTAGCTCGTCCAATCTCTGTACGGGCGATCAGTTGCGCCCTGCTGGCGGCCACATCACCGGAAGCCATAATCATCTCGTAGAGCTGATCCGGACGTTCTCCAGTGACAACCGCCTGCATTGCGCGCTGCTGTATGTCCATCACACGATCGGCAGCTTCCAGAGGCAAGGACTTCATCAGTTGAATCTGTCGGTATACGATATCCTGTGCTACCTGCCCGACGGGGGTATTACCCACCACATCACGCAGGCCAGCGCCAATTTCCTCAGATACCGATTTCCACTGATTCCATTCTTCCTGCTCGACCTGGGCAAACATCCTTCGCCCGACCTGCTCTGCCCAGTCGCTGATTACCTCGGAATAGTCCACCAGCGTTTTCGAAATGTTGTCAGCGCTAACCTGTGAACCATCGTAGGTACCATCGACGATCTGCCCTATCTGGTTTGCTATCGCCAACAGGCTTTTTCGATACTGGATCTCCGAACGACGGCGGAGGGATGGTTTCAGGTTCATCCTCCTGCCACTGGGCCTTCGCATCTTCTATATCCTCGTCAGTGATAGAACCACCGATGCCAATCACATCGGAAATGTTCCTGAGGTCGTTAAGCGCTGCTGCAGGCGACATTCCGAGGTCACGAACGGCGGTACCAAGTGCAGTAACCACATTGTTCGCCATCGTTGCGCGGTCCACGTCTGACATTTCCCAGAGCTTGTTAAACTCAAAAGTAAAATCGTCAGGCAGTGGTTCACCGAACAGAGAACGCCAGGAGATATCGAGCAGCCATCGGATATGGCGGCGTAAGCGTCTCTCCTGCAGCGAGTTAACCCGGCTGTAGTAGTTTTCCAGATCGCCGTCGCCAGTGTTGAAACCTGCGGGAGACTGCCCGAACAGACGGACGAGAGGAATTCCCGTCGCGCCGGAAACCTGCTCAGCAAAGCGGAGAAGGACATCAGCGATACCCGCAAACGTATAGCTGTGGGTTTCGAACTTATCCTTACCATCCATGATGGTCATGCCTTCTATTGTCTGGAACTGACGTATCATGTCCAGGTGCTTCATCAGCGCCTTTTCAAGGTCGCCTCCGGTAGCAAGAATCTTGCGCAGGTCTTCAATGCTGTAGGTCCGTAGATGCGCTTTGTGGATCAGCTGTGTGGTGCCGACCGTCGCAGTATCAAAAGCCTCGATACGCTCGAAAATACGCTCCACAACAGACATCCCCCAGCCGTTTTCCGTCTGGGCCTGCTGGAAAGGAAGCGTATCGCCCTCCATGCGTATAACGCGGCTATGGTGGATCTTCCAGGGGGGAATCCCCTGCTGGTTCGTGATTACCTTGTAATATTTCGGTTTCCCAAAATCGGGACCGTAATCGGTAACGAGATCGTAATAACTCGGGTTAATCATCCAGCGGTCAAGGCTCATCACGCCCTTAAACTGCCCCTCTTTGATGCGATCCAGTTTCAGCGGGGAGGACATATCCTGCCCTTCAAGCAGGACCACCAGCACCGCGCCACCGTACAATCGTGACCATTTGAGGTTATCGTTAAGCCCATCCCATATAGCGAGCTCATCCCAGAACGTTTCGAGCTTGCCCTTTTGTCCAGGTTTCAGCTTTGAGCTGATGTTAATCCCCTTGCGGGTCATATCATCGGCCATCGCATCCACACCGGCACCAACGAGGAACGATGAACGATACGCAAACTCCAGCATCACCCTGTTACGGCTGATGTACCCGGGCATGTACATTCCACCCGTCTGGATGTTTCTGGTGTCGCTGCCAAGTTTGGCCGTGAAATTGTTGTACCCGTCAGCAGTCGCAACGGGCTTTTGTGCGCCGTTCTGGCGTTTCTTACGGGACATGTCACGCTCCGGCCAGTTTGGCCCAGTTATCAAGGGAGGAATCCATCGGCGCGTAGTTAATCATTACGGCGTCTGCGAGGTTCGGCGATTTCGTGCCTTCCGGCTGTTTATCCACGAGGATTTTACCGACGGCGTTTTTCGACCACGTGGGCTGTGAAAGCTCCATCAGCAGGCGGTCTATATTTTCTATCTCGCTGCTTATCGAAATGATTTCGTCGGGGTTGTAGTCCATCCCGTTCAGCGCACGGAAGGTGTTACGAAACAGCTTGCGGAGATGCCACCAGCTCTGTGCTTTCGCGTTCGCGAAGAAGTCTTTATTCAGGCGCGCCGCTTTACCGTTATCACCAGGTACGGCTTCGTCTTCCGGGTCGAATACACTACCGCTACCACGGAAAGGCGTAGCTGTGATTGTTCCCCGGCCTTCAGCCTGCCTGAGCTCGTTTATCACGCGAGCATCGCCACGCGCACCAGCACCCAGACCGTCCTCATCGAAACGGAACTCATCCAGACCGTAATCGTCACAATACCCAAACGATTTAACGACTGAGGCGTAGATATCGCTGCCAATGCCAGACCATTCGTGAACGTTCTGCAGAAGGAAGCCATAGCGGCAAGAAAAGCCGTTTTTGTCTTTCCCTTCGTCTGCGATATCCATTGCGCCGAGGCGCTGGCCGCTGGGCTGAATACCCAGTTTAATATGTGCGTCGACGGCGGCCTGCACCCATTCGGAAGGAATGAGAATCCCCTCTGTGGATGCGCTGTAGTTCAGGTCCAGTTCCTGAGCAACGATAATCGGATCATCAATTTTCAGACATTCGTTGCGGTACCACTCATCATCCTTGCGCGGGTCGCTGCGCCAGTGGAACGTAAACACCGGGATATTTCCGCTGTGGCGCTTACGTGCAAAGGGGTTATTCATGCCGTTAACGGATGAGAGGTCTATACGGCAGCGGGTCGTCTGAGAGAGCGCAGCATCGATGATTAATGGCCGTTTGAGGAATGCCGACTCATCCACGAAATAAAGAGTGGTACGGTCACCACGGCCAATGTTATCGCCGGCCTCACCCTTAATGACCGCGCCCGTTTCCGGAAACTCCACGCGCATGTAAGGTGCGTGCTTTTTGTCATTCCATGAACCGCGAAACTCAACCGGCAGCAGCTCGACAAACTTACGCGCTTTCCAGAAAAGTGCTTTCGGGTCGCCGGTACTGTCGACATATTCCTCTTTACGGGAACCGAACCCGATCACCATTTCTTTGTTGAACAGGCAAAGCGAACAGGCCAGACCGATAGAGGTCCAGCTAAGCCCCATTTCGCGGCTTTTTTCTGTCAGCCCATGCTCAAGACTGGCGCGCCTGTCCATGATCCAGTTAATCCATTCCTCCTGGCGGGGGAACAGCAAAAACGGGATGGTCGCAGGCAGGCCATAATCGAGGTTACGCGGGTCCGTCGTCATGCCCCAGTCGATGATGAACTGGGCCGGGTTAGTACGGTAAAACTCACGGAGTGCCGGAAGCATTTCAGGCGCTTTCCTGATCCGCTCCAGCCTCTCCATTCTCCACTCAAACACGGCGGTATAGTCCGGTTTACGGAAGTCAAAGGGGAACGGGATCGGCACAGAAAAATTCCTCAAAAACGCCCCGATTTAACATAATGGTCGTTACCCGCACTGGCGCAACAGCACCCATCACGCAAACGGCGTGAAGCCTCTGTTTTGAACAGAAAAGAGGTCAAATCGGGATGAATAAAACGTGCATAAAACGGGTCAAAAAGTGCATAGCATTTTTTTAGTTCGAAACGCCTGTTTTTGCATTTTTCAGCCCATGTATTTTTTGTAGATATCTGCCGCTTCCTGCGGGGTCAGGTTCGCCGCTTCGGCTTTGGCTGCCTCGTCCATATTGGTGAACGATTCGAAAATTTTCGGTGCTCCCAGTTCCATAAGCAGAGTGGGCGGAACCTTAATCCCCTCAGCCTCAAGTAGCTGCGCCGCCTGCAGCGCGGAGTATTTACCGTCGACCTTGTGTTTCATCACTTCACGAAGAACATCACGTTGACGGTCTTCTTCCCCATAAACGCTGCGACCGAGGCCAAGGGCTTTGGCAAACACCGCAACATCATTGTGTGTTGGCAAGACATCCTCGACCGTTGTTTTCAGGCCATTGGGGGATTTAGTGACAGTCTTCCGCTTACGAACGTCCAGGTTTTTACCTGCAACATTGTTAATCCTTTCCATCAGAACTTCGCGAGCCTCGGTAAAGGCACGGTTAAAGTCGGCATGTTCCTTACGCCAATTGCGGATAGTCGCCTCGTCAATTTCCAGCCGCTGGGCAACCATGCGGTTTGAGATCTTGTTACGGGCTAAGGCCATGTCAAGAACGATACCGACGTAGGCCTTCTTAAAGCTATTTTTTCGGGCCATACGCTTACCTGAAATCGGGTGCTGTTTATATTTTGTTCAAAATCATTTTTCCGCATTTTGCGTGCGGAATAATTCTGAGAAAAAATCCACTCCGGGGCTGCAAGCCTGCTGGGTTTGAGTGCGGAATTAAAATGTCGAAAAAATGCGGAGTTATCTATTTTTCGCCAAAACTGCGATTTAATGCCCGGAGGCCGCGCAGAATGGGGAGATAGTGGATCGCCCTAATATTTCCACTATGTGGATAACTCAGTCTAAATCCATCTCCACCACTTCCCCGAACAGGTGACCGTAAACGTCCATCGTAGTTTTGATGTTCGAATGCCCAATAAGCCTGGAAACTTTCAGAATATCGACGCCTTTATTTGCCAGGCGAGATACAGCAAAGTGGCGAAGATGATGGAATCGCTTAATGCCATAGTCGTTTAGAGTTCTGACGAGAACACCCTGAGTGCCATAGCTGGTAGCGAGGCATGCGCCGGTAAACTGATTACAGATAAGAGGCTCAGAGGAACCAAGCTTACTTTTATCCAGCAACGCGAAAAGCTCACGCGGCATCCGTACCCGGCGCTCCACACCTCTTTTCAGCCCCTCATGTATCACACCGTCAACTACATGCCCCCGGATGTCGATCCAGTCGGCTGACACGTCGTTATAAGTAACCGCCAGAGCCTCACCGATGCGCAGGCCACAAATCCCGAGCCAGCACGCGATACGCTCACGAACTGGCGCGTTATTCAGTAGCTCTCTGACCGATGATGAAGGCGGTATAGTGATGGGTCGACGCTTCCGGCGCGCAGGACGATCAACAGGGTTAAAAGTGATGAGCCGTTTTCCCACCAGCAGGAAGAAAGCCGAACGAATCCAGCGATGGCAGCCAGGGCGAACCGAATCAACGATATCCCGATGACTGATATGGAGAATATTTTGTTCCAGTATCGGCCCATCAACAGCGAGAAGATCGTGACGGCATTTCGTATAAGACGACAGCCGTATGATATTTTTTTCCAGCTTGCCGGCCTGATAGCCAAGATAAAACAGTATTAACTTTCGGAAAGTCCATGAATGATCTATTCCGCTCCAGTTGGCGGTTCGACAATCCAGCTCAATATTCTGTTTTTGCCAGAAAAGATGTGCTGCATCGTCAATATTCTTAAAGATGCGGCGGCGTCCATGACCGGATTTTTCATCCTTCCAGTGGACGTAATATTTTGATTGTCCATTGACATCAGTGGATTCTTTTAACGAAGCCATACTGAACAATCCTCTGATTTAAGCTATGTCATTACGATGGGACTGCCCATTGTAATGACAATAAAAAACCGCCCGTAGGCGGTTAGGTAGAAACTTGAGACTATCAGCCTTTTAATGCAGCTTGAATCGCATCTGCGAGGCCAGAGATACCTTCTTTGGCGGAAGTTAAATCGTTATACATTGACCCGCCCTGCCCAGCAGCTGAGGAAGCTGATGCTTTAACAATTTCTAAGGCCGCTTGAACAGCTAAAAGACGTTGAGTTTTTTCATCAGTGGCAATCGCGCCATTTTTAAAATAGTTCTCTAACATGACAATCCCCTTAATTCCCTACCAACTCGGAGGGTTTCAAAATGTAAATGGGGATTGCATTACAGATTTCAAGACCATGATCAAGCCCACCCGCGATGAGCTTTGTAATGGCTACTTATCTGTTTCGGTCGCCATCTCTACTAAGTCAATGAAGTCCTGGCACATATCCAGTCGATGACCATGATCGTCGACAAAGTTATACCCTTTGAATAGCTCTACGATTTCCTCGGGACTTTTCCCATTCAAACGAGGAAACTGCTTTGATTCGTCAACCTGTTTCATCTTCAAATCTCCAATCAGTAGGTTATGACCAGGCCACTTCAACGCTGGAAATTGCATTCCATAGCAGTGGCATTTATCAATACTCTCGGGTTCCTTCTGCCGTGCACACGGCGCTAATGAATGCACCGTCAAAAGGTCAGTATTTTGATGCCCACATCAAAAAAGCTGGCTATCCTTATCGCAAAGTTGGCTAACAGCTAGCGGGGATTCGTCCCCGCTTTTTGCCACTTCCCGTTATTCGACTGTCTCACCGAGTCGTAAATACGTTGACACGTCATCCCGGCGGCATAGCGTTCGTCAGCGATTCCAGCATAACGTTTAGCTTCTTCTGCAATATCTCCGAGCATGTTGGCGAGCACTGCGGCGTTGGCGTCGGTTGTTTTGCTTCTGACGGTAGCGGCAAGATCTGCGGTGTGCTTTGCGGCATCCAGGCGGGTGGCAAGTTTTGTTGCTTCGGTGCGCAGCTGGCTAACAGTGGCAGACAGGCCAGCAGCAGTGGCAGCAGATTTAGCGGCTTGTGCTTGTGCATCTTTTACAGCCTCATCACGGGCAATAATACGCCCTTGTTCAATCATGCGCGCGACGGTCTGAGCGTTCGTTGTTTGCGATGATTCCGCACTATCACGTTCCGCCCACTTTTTTTCCCAGCCTCGGTTACTCCAGACATTTCCGCCGATGAATGCGACGGATACCAGAAGCGCGGCGATAATTATCTGAGAGCGAAAACTCATAGCAATATCACTCCCACAAACAAGAACCATCCCCAACCAGTCATACCCTTGCATGCGAGTATTCCGGCGACAATGAAGCAGATTGCAGATGGTAAATATTTCACTGGTCTATCCCCCAACACACCAGCGCGCTTTCCTGGTCTCGCCGCTCTACCTGACCATAGCACCCATTTTTCTGGCCTTTGGTTAGGCGACAATCACGGCCACCGTCTTTAATCCACCAGCGGATCGCTTCACAGGCTCCTTTACGGTCGCCCGCATTGATCCGCTTATAGAACGTAGACGGGAAACATTTTCCGGGGCCGATGTTATATGGGCAGAAAGATGCGATCCCGGCTTTCTGTGGTTCGGTCAGTGGTACCTTGATATTTCGCTCAACCCACGCCAGCGCCTTGTCGCGTTCTATGGCGTTCACCTGGGCGCATTTCTCAGCAGACAGCTTCATACCCTGAACTACTGGCTTACCATCAACCATCGTGGCGCCACGGCAAATGGTCCAGAGTCCGCCACCGTCGCGATATGCCGTAAGGCTGTTACCCTCTTTCTCATTAAGAAACTGATCGAGAATTACAGGTGCGGAAGCCCCGGCAAGAATTAACCCAACGACCGCTGCGCTCAGTTTATTCTTCAGCTTTGGTGACATTGCCATTAAGCCGGTCCTCCCTTTCCTTTTTCCTGTAATACCAGTTCACTGCACAGGTGATTACAGTGCATGCGATACCGACAATAATTGCCCAGTCGCTCAGGTTTAACCCTGCAATTCTGTCGGCCAACATCCAGGACACCTCTTTTGCTGTTTTAGCTGTTTCGGCATATGCCTTCGCTGATACACCGCAGCCGGTCAGCGTGGTTCCTGTTCCATATGAAAGTCTGCTGTAAATGGTGCTCATTCTGGTCATAGCCTCACCTCCGATTTTTCGGATGGCGCTGTGTGTATGAAAAGGGTCAGGCTTCACGGGCTGGATTTATCAACAAAGCACGTCGAGGATGATTCCCGTGAGCCTGAAATAAAAAAGGCCGCCCGAAGGCAGCCTCAAAGTATTTAGATTTTTTTACAGCGATGATTGGTGGAACCGAACTGCAAGGAAGTAAAGTCCCAGCAAAGTAGTTGTTATGATATTCATTAAGATGAATATATAAACGCCAACAAACACCGTTTTAAGCCACAAGATTGCATCAGGAGACCAGAATGTGAGCAGCCACAAATGGAAAGGCTTCCCAATCAGAATAGAAATCATCCCCAAGCAAAATAGCATAAAGCTCACAAGAGCTAGATAACCAAAAAGGTAACAAACAAAGCGCCTGCGCGTCAGTTCGACAGTAAGCTTTTGCCCTCGGAATTTCTCTACTAGAGTCGGAGGTACGCCCGCCATTACTTCGTCGATCGAAGAGCTAGAAAAAGTAGAAACCGCAGCCAGTGCTGCGATATAAAAACCAATCAAGACTTGAAGTAATCCATTAACCTGAAGCAGGAGCCCGTTAGTCTCGATTAAAGAAATTTTGCTAGCATGGAAATAATAAACAATAGTGACGATTAGAGACACTGCAGCTGGTATTTTGTAATCATACCAGTCCTTTTCCTCATGCTTGATGCGGAGATAACTCAGCGGCGAAAAAAGTTTCATATGAAACTCCCGTTAGAGCAACCCTATCATTTTCGTTTCAAGCTGCAGATGTACTGTGCTTTCACATTGGTTGATGAGGTTACCTAATATTACCCTCTCACTTTTAGTGAACAGTTTTGTGGCAGCATCTTCGTTACGGTCAAGATCCAAACTGGCTTGCTTGCCATCTTTTGAGTAACTAATTGAAACCTTGGTATATCCAGACTGCTGCCCTTTCTTTCTTAAAATCTCTAACAACCTTTCTTTATCTTTCAATGGCGGCTGTCTAATGATTTTATACCTTACGGACCTTTCTGAGAGCTCAGTGTACGCCGTTTGGTCCAATCCACCTTTTCTTCTTGTGCTCACAAGCTTAACGTTATGAAGTTTTGCACCTTTTAGGGCATCCATCAGCGTCTGAGAACCATGGGAGAAGATATCAAGTTTTGGTCTATGTTGACACATGGCCTTTGTTGCTGGGTTTTTAAACTCACACCCTACGAATGCTTCTCGCAGCATTGCGTTCAAAAAAGGCTCAAGAACCGACTTGCTTATTCCCGGCACAGATTCAACGAGTGTTTTGTAATGATCTGCTGTGTGCGGTACAACTTCAGTAGAAATCACAATATGACAAGAAACTGCGATGCCTTCCCCTGCAAGCTTAGGCTCTACCCGTAGATTTCCTGTAGTAAGCTCACCAAAAACGGGATCTGATCCGTTCTTATCGCTCAGTTGAATAAGCAACGTGGCTTGTGGCCCCCCGACTGCATATTTCATTTCTGAAATTCTGACTGCTCTAGAACCATTGTTGTAAAGCTTAACAGCATTGCCTGCTTTCACCAGCAGGTTAAGCTTTGTAAGAATATCTGCGATCGGAATGCTTGGCGCTGCTGGATGTGTAGGACTCAAAGCAAAATCAAAAAAAGAAACCCAACGCTCGTTGTTAGAAAGCACAATGCCACCACTTAAATTTTGTTCACGAACATACAGTAACTTAGCAGCGAAAAAAATAAAGTGATCACAAATAAAAAACCCGCAAAATAGCGGGCTTTTTGAGATTAATTATTTACAGGGCGTTATACTCCATAATCAGAAGCATACAGGACAGTTTTATGCAAAGTCAACACCATCATGCGAAAACTTGTCACCATCTGTTCCGATCGTATTAATTACTGGTTGCCTTCTCAAATTCTGATGATGCCCGACTCTCCTCCTTGTGCAGTACATCAATCAGCATTTCATAGAATGGCTTCCAGTTACGCGACCATGAGGATTGATGGAGATCCGGGAGTCTCTTCAAAATGGCACGATGAACAGTTGCAGATGAAACGACAGAATATCCGCTTCCGCTGCAGCGCTCGCAGGTTTTAAACACCGGCGCGCCGCGCTCGCTTGTGGCTTTGCGGTCGAGCACTTCACCTTTGCCGCCGCAACGGCATCGGGCCAACAACTCACCTTTACCGTTACATGCCGCGCATTTACGCTTGACCAGTTCGTGCTTGATTTTCGGCGGTACGATTTCCATTCCGTCAGAGTTGAAGACTCCAGGATGTTTGATCACATCCTCATACTGAGAGGTTAATCCGCTGCCGCTGCAGCGGTGACATGTCACGCTGGTTTCCGCTGAACGGGAGTATTCAGCAAAAGCAAATTGTGCGAGCACCAGCATGCACCAGCCAAACTCTCCTGCAGCTGCTTTACGTACATTCCTGGGCGCTGATTCCATTGCATGACGCGCCAGAGCCTGTACAGCCAGCTGCTCATCGCTTTTGCTGATCCCGGTCTTACCAAAGAAGGCTGCCAGACCAAACCGCGCGCGGCTGCTGGTGGTACCAATGGCCGCCATAACATCGGTGCCGGTAATACGATCCGGAGAGGTTCCCTTCACGTCGTCGCTGATATGCATTCCCTGAGGGCTGAAGTGTTTTAGCGATGCCTCAAGCTTCATTGTTCGCACTCCCCAACAAGATTAAGAATGACCGCTGCACCGTGGTTTTCCATGTACTGTACCTTTTCACTTTCAAGGAACCAGCGACATACCTCGATAGCTTCAGCTCGCGTCACGGGTTTGATGGTTGCCAGCAATTTTTCCAGATAATGCTCGCGGTCATAGACTGAATTATGATGCTCGGAGTAACCGAATTCATAACCGAGTTCTTTGCCTGCGGCATTGCGTACGCTATAAAGCCAGTCCCAGTAAACAAATTCGCGAACAACATCAGAGAGAGTATGGGGCTCTGGCAAAACATCACGATAACCATCAACATAATCACGACGCTGATCGTCAATTTCAAACATACGACCGCCGCCAATATGGCCGGCTTCGAGTTCCTCTGGAGTCCATCCCCAGTCATAATCATCGATGAATTTCGCAGAGGACTTAATAATTCGCTCGGCCTCTACGTCCTCCATCGCTGCCTCATAGCTGCCGAACGTAGCACGCACATCAGCAGCTTTTTTGATGTTCTTACGCGCATTCTCAATAGCCCGGGCCGGGTTATCCATGCCGATGGTACCGAAAGCTACCTGGAAAGGATCGCCGCCATTCGCCAGCAGATAACGGGAATACCGTTGCTCGGCCTCTTTTGGAGAGATTTTAATTTTCTCCAGCGCAGCTTCTGCAGCGTCCAGATGTGCCGGTTCATTCAGGCGGATGACCTCCAGTACCCACAAATAGGCATCGGTCTGTTTATGCCCGGTGATTCTCCGTTGCTCAGGCAGAGGTTTGATGTTTGCCAGGGCGGAGCTGTGCGCTGCCGTCGGGATGGTGAATAGTGCTTTATGTTCGTTATTATCTGTACGCATTACGCAGCCGCCTTTTTCTTGTGGAAAACCAGCTCACGAACCTGATCGCCGTTCATGAGCATGTTGTTGAAATCATCGTGATCGGGCCAGTACACGCTCACTCGCTGTAAGTCATTCTTTGCCAGCAGATTGGCATGAGCGCATTCATAGGCCGCAGCCAACCCGGTAGCGCTGTTCTCGTCACGGTCAGCAAAAATAATGAGGTGCTTAACGCCAGCCGGAACGCGGAATTTCTTCATGAAGTTGGCCGTCATGGTTGCCCAGGTATTTACGTTGTAAATTTGGTGCGCTGATAAAGCGGTTTCGATGCCTTCGGCGATACCAAGTGTGCTGGCTACCGGGAACATCCGGATCGCTACTGAACGAGCGTGATCAAGATAGTTATCTTCCTGCAGGGATTTTTGGCGCTTTGCACTGGTGCCAATATCTGCCTTTTTGGCGCCATCGAGTAATGTCTGGTGCAGATAGCACAGTTCCCCTTTATCGTCAGTGGCGAGGGAATAAAGCGACTGATACACCCTCCCGGCATGGCGCTGCTTATCGTTGAAGCGAATCGCTTCAGGAGGCAGACTGAAAATACCGCGCGCATTGAGATACGCAGCACCAGAAGTGCCGCGCAACGGCTGCAGCTTCGCGAACTTATTCAGAACCTTTGTACGCAGGCTGGTAGCACTGCTGCTGACAGGGATTTTTACACGCTGAAAATCATTACCGATCAGGTGGTCTATTTCCCTGCAAACCTCGTTAAATGGCTTCCCCTGTGTCAGGGTGACAAGCTTCATACCGTCACCGTTGCCGCAGGTACAAATCCACGTCCCCCGACCGTCGCGGTCGTCAATACGTAGCTTGCCGCGCGCTCCACATACCGGACATTCGCCTTTAAAGTGGTTTTTACCAGTGATCGGCGGAAGGCCGAAGTGCTCAAAGATGGTAGGCCAATGCCCAATTGCTGCTTCTGCCGTCTTCATGCTCGTTTTCCTAACTGCTGTTTGATATCGCTAATCACTTTCTGTGCTTGCCGAATGGAGGATGGCGCAGGTGCACCAGATGCCGCCTGCATACGTTTGGCCTTCTCCTGACCTTTCGCATAAGCGATCAATTTGTGCCGGATGAAATTCGAAACAGTCGGTGTGATCTCCATCGGGAAATCGCTCAGCCCGTTAGGCCACTCGTCAAAACGATCGCGAAAAGTGTTTGCGCACCAGCCATCACTAACGGGCTTTTTCCCCTGCGATACGCGCTGGCGCTGATAGAATTTGATCTGACTCCACCAGGCCTGTTTCTCTGCCTTCGTGGGCTGATGCTGGTCTTTACCCAGCTTTTTGAGTTTGCGTCCGGTGTCAGTATCGACGTCCTCACCGCCCAACGGCTTATGTCCGCATTTCGGGCATACGTACACACCAGCGGGTTTCATGTAGTGGCATTGAGAACATTCATGGGGGAGTTTTTCGGCCCGTTCTTCAGCTGCGCGGCGCGCGCTTTCCTCCATACCGTCAGACTTACCGGGGAGATCGTCATACTCGATAGAATCCGGATAACCGAGGCGGTGCACAGTACCGCTGTGATCGAATATGAGGCAGGACTCTTTACCCGGTGCGGTGCGCAGGCCACGCCCGAGCGCCTGCAGCCAGCGAATTTCGCTTTTTGTTGGTCTGGCGTAGATGATGCAGCGAACGTCACTATCGAAGCCGGCCACCAGAACGCCCACACTAACGATGATTTTCGTTGCGCCGGTTTCAAAGCGGTGAATGATGGTCTGGCGCTCATCCACTGGAGTGTCGGCGGTCATGACCTCAGCGTTAACACCCGCCAGGTTAAACTGGATTGTCAGGTAATTGGCGTGAGCTACGTTGACGCAGAAAGCGATGGTAGGGAGATCCCGGCCATTCTCCAGCCAGTTCTGTACGATGTCGCCCACCAGCGTAGAGCCACACATAATTTCAGCCAGCTGCGTTTCGTTGTAATCGTTGCCGTATTCAAGCGAAGACTTGGTTTTTACGCCTTTCAGATCCGGCTTTGTTGGCGCGTAAAATTCGTATTTACTCAGATCGCCACGCTGGATTAACTCGCCGATGGTGGTCGGCTTAATCAGTCGGTCATAGTATTTGCCCAGGAATGGGGAAAAAGGCGTACCCGACAGACCAATCACCTTTACGCCTTTGCCGCGCAGCCGTTCGATATCCTTCAGGATGCGTTTTTTACGCAGGTGTGCTTCGTCGATAATCAGCAGATCAATATTTTCAGGAAAAACACGACGAATAAGCGTGTCGGCGCTGGCAATCTGAATTTTACGGGCTGGATCGTAGTTCGGGTGATCCGCCCAGATATAACCGATTTCATCCCCCGGTAACCCGTACTCCACAAAGCGATTGGCCGTCTGACCAATCAGGATGGTGTACGGTGCACAAAACAGAACGCGCATACCACGGCTGACGAACCCGGCAACGATGAAAGCGGCAAGACCAGTTTTACCGCTGCCAGTTGGCGAGTACACCATGAAGGTGTCGTTTGCCTTCCAGTCATGGCGCAACATGTTTAACGCTCTTTCCTGTGCAAAATTCGGCGTAATCGTCAGCTCCATTGTGCTGCCCCCGTGCTGATGAGATAATAATTTTGTGATGTGGTTTTCATGGATTCCCCCTCACATGGCTAGCGGCCTCCCCAAAGGCTGCCAGCCTCCCTTCTGATTCAGCTCCTCTGAAAAATCACTCTTCCAGGAAGAACCCTTTTCGTTTCTCAGCGCCTGAGCGCTTTGTACTACCTTGCTGATACAGGCGTTTTTTTAAATTGCGCCCTTAAGACAGTGATCTACTTAACCAATGGATCTCTCCTGTTGGAAAAGACCCTATTCCTACCCCTGCACCCAATCCCCCCTTACCCCCCTTTCCCTCTTCCCCATAAAAACGTACTACTTCCCTAGTACACATGAGGAGTTGGGTCAGTTGGTTGCCAACCTGAACAGGCACCTTTAAGCCTGCTTCTGTTCAGGTACCTTTAAACCCGAAACAATCAGGAGCGCTGTCGCGTTCCAGCCAGGGGAGGTTCGGCGGTATACCCCTGTAAAGCTCTGCCCTGATTTCTCACAAACAGGCGAAGCCTTGTGTTTGCTTCATGCCTTGCCCGGTTCTCCTTGCGGTATGAAACGGGTTCAGCTTCGAACGCCTCCTGATACACAGCTGCATAACGCTGGATAGCTTTTTGTCTTGCAGTTGGTGTCAGGCTAAGTAACTGCTGCTTAACCCACTCGGCATCCGCTTGTGAGTGGGTTTCCGGCAGCATTGCGTTATCGAAGTTGCTCTCCGGTATGTTCATCGGAAAAAACCTCATCCAGACTGGTTTCATATCCGAGCTGCTTAAAAGCGCTCACAATGCGTTTCCCAACTTCAATATCTGGGATTCGGCGACCAGTTTCGTAGTGGCTAACGGCCCCTTGAGAGCTAGCAATCAACGCTGCCAGCTCCCCTTGGGTCACTTTTGCTCTCAGCCTTAGGCTCTTGATACCGCTCATTCGGATAGTTCCTATCTAAATAATACATAACGTACTATACACACTTAAGACAATAATACAAAATGGAAGTTGTTCAAAAAATACGGATTGTAATAATCATGTCTATGAAACAGAGATGGCAGGACCTGGCTAAATCCAGGATGAAAGAAGTCGGAATGACTCAGGAACAGCTAGCTGAAGCACTCGGTATGACACAGGGTGGGTTAGGTCATTGGCTGAACGGAAGACGTGAACCTAATCTGGAGGTCATAGCAAAAATTTTTAAAATTCTACAAATGCCAGGTTTTGTAGTTGACGCTGACGGCGCGGTGAGCGACGCAAGAGCTGATCACAATGTGTCATTTCGCGGAATCAATGAATCGAAAGGAAGCTACCCCGTAATCAGTTGGGTTAGCGCAGGGGATTGGATGGAAGCAGTAGAGCCATATCATAGGCGGGCGATCGACCGCTGGTATGATACAACCGTCGAATGTTCAGAAGATTCATTTTGGTTAGACGTCAGAGGGGATTCGATGACCTCGCCTGCAGGGCTTAGCATTCCAGAAGGCATGGTTATACTGGTCGATCCTCAGGTTGAGCCCATCAACGGAAAGTTAGTTGTAGCTAAGCTTGATGGGGATAACGAGGCTACTTTCAAAAAACTAGTTATCGATGCTGGTCAACGATTCCTCAAGCCGTTGAACCCTCAATATCCGATCATTCCCATAAACGGTAATTGCCGTATTATCGGTGTCGTGGTAGACGCAAAGATAACCAATCTTCCATAGTGCATAAGCCGCGTAAGCGGCTTTTTTTATGCCCTACGTCACTAGAGCAAACAAAAACCCCTTTACAAACAGAAAGATAAAAATTAATACATCAGATTAATCCGTTTTGTATTGACGCAACTTAATACATTATGTATTGTTGAATCATCAACAAGCAAACGGAGCGAGTATATGAACACTCAACAATTGGTTTCGGAAAATGGTCTTGTCCATAAGCTAGCTATGGATATTGATCGGGTGGTCAATGCGCTTGAATATGCCGAATCTGATCCAGATACTGGCTATAAACCTGCAGCCCTTATTCAAATTTGTATCAATCAACTGAAAAAAAACCTTTCCACTTTAAACCATGAACTTGGTCATGACTGGACGGAGAATAAATAAATGAAAACTCCAATCAGCATGATTGAAAGCATTGCGGCTGATCTTTTAGAAAGCACTTCATTACTTGAGGTTATTTACCGCAACAACGAATTGCCGCCAGAAGCTGATAATGCAATTGCGTGCCTGATTCGCTCCATGCAGAAAACCAATGAGTCTGCATATGAATATGTAGAAAAACTAAACACGCAAACACAACCCGATTTTAATTTAACGGATAGAACGGCCAATATCGATGAAGATATTTTTGATGCAATCATTATTGCAAAAAAACTGGAAGAACTAACCCACATTTATATCGAGGCATATTTCACAGATAAAGATAATAACAACCCTAAATGTTATATGTCAGATGTTATTCACGATTACGCCATGAGAATCCGTGCAGAACTAGAAAAAATTGAATCGAAATTAAATTAATTGTCACTTATCAGCAATATGGATAAAGAGAGGGTGTTATGCCTAGCAAACAGTCAGCACCATTAGTAACCTCTGCCGAAGACCTTGAGTTATGGAGAGACGAAATAGAACGTTGTGCACAGGCCTTGTTTTTTATATCCGACTCCATTGAAGGTGCTGGTGCTGGTGCGAACATTAATATTATTGCAACCGCGCTATTAAACCAGATGGATGTTATCGATTCACATAGTCGCGGTCTAACCAAGTAATAACCAATAATTTATTTACAGCTTAATCGCTGGGGAATCACTCAGCCCTGCAATAGGGAATGATGAATTATTACTTTCATTAAAGATATTGAGGCATTTAAAACAGCACAGCGTTTCGCCGCTGCTGGGCATATGGTCATAGCAACCCTTTACTTAAAAAAAGCATACGGGAAATAATCATGAATACACTAATTGAAACTCGCCGTCGTCACTTAGTGCAGGCGAAACTGAATTCTGTTTATCGTAGAACTGGCGGCTATATCCAAATGGCAAAGTTGAATAACGGTGCATTATTTCCTGTCGAATTATCCGAAGGCATATTGACAAAAGCGCTGATAAAACTTTTTGAAGAAATGATTTACATGACTTATCCCACTAAGCATTTAGCAGAAGAAGCCATAGCCGGGCATTATTTCGACTGCTTAGGTAAAAGTAACTTAACACCCGATGCAGTGTATTTCATGGATGCTCTTATTGAAACCCTGGCTGAAGAAGCGCTGAAAAAAAGGAGAGCTCAACATGCAGTCTAATCAAAAATTGATTATGTACAAAGAGGCATTAATTCCACGTCCTGTTTTAAGTATAGATCTACATGTATCTCCAGCTTTTACCGGGCGCGTGGTTCTCTATATCGAAAATGGCGCAGTTAAGTGCGACCGACGGCTAACTGAGGATGAACATATCTGCACATTGGACACATTCATCGAAATGGCTCGGGATATGGAATTACGCATTCAGGAGACATCAAATGGCTGATGTTAATTATTCGGTGGAACATGGTCCTATTGAAATAGTGCTGACGATCGAGAACGGGAAAGTAATCCACGTGCGCCCGGTTCAGAACGGCGAAGTTACAGCGTCGCTGGAGACTTTTTTATGGATGGCTGAACGTGCCGGTTACACGATCACTCCACCTGCAGGAGAGAAGGACAATGGCCCTGACAGCGATACGAATTCCTGAGTGGGTGCACCTGCAGGCGGTCCATGTACTCCGCCAGTTCAGGGCCAGGCGAATTCATCCCTGTCGCATGCACGGTTCCGGGAACCTGAGCCTGAGGGTTAATCGCCGCTGGCGCTTGCTGTCCCGAGACGGCGGCCAGAACTGGGAAGTGATGAGCCATGAACGCTACAGCAAAGTGAAGGATAGAAAATGAAAATTGCTTATGAAGATAAAGGCGCAACCGCAAAGGTAACGATTACCAGCACTGTATTTGAGTTCCGTCGTCATGTGCGCATTGTTGATACAGCATTAATTTGCTCGCCTGGTGTTATTGCCAACCGGAGTGGCTTTTTCATTATGAGATCAGTCCTTTCTGGCAGATCGAAAGAAATGCTAAGGGCTTATAAAACCGTTCAGAGAGAAGCGGCCAGATGAAAGCCATTTTCCTTTCCATGCTGTTTGGCCTGTTACTGGTGGCCGTCGTTTTCGGCGCGCTTATTGAGTATAAATTTTTAATGGGTTTCTGAGGTATGCCATGAAAAAAGATACCACTGAAATTATTGAACGCTGGACCCGTTTAGCATCGGAAGCCAAAGAGTTGGGTCTCACCACCATCCCGATCGACCCGGAAAACATGTTGATGGTACTGGGGGAACTGCCAGCCAGTTCGGCTGAAAAGTCAGTCGATTGTCAGAGTGACTATCAGGCAGCGATCGACATCTTGCGCGACAAAGCTGCTCGCGAACTCGATGGTGGTTTTCGAGCACATCACAACGCCCTGATTTATGCAGCTAATGAACTGGAAAATGCCCAAGCATTTGGGCAGGAGGTCAGCCATGACTCTTGACTGTGTACCCCTTTCTACGTACTGCAGGGACGCGGGGGAAACGGTAGAAGCCGTTAACAAACGGATACAAAGGGGGTTATGGAAGGAGGGAGTACATGTATTAAAAGTCGATGGCGTTAAAGAACGCTGGATTGACTTAACGGAGGTTTCAAAGTGGGCAAGAAAGAACAAGGATCATTATCTCTCCCAAGAGGAGTAA